ATGGATGGCATATATGGTGGCCTCAATACAGGGTTCACCGAGCAGGAGCAGGCAGAGCTCAAAGGAGCTCTTTGCGACCTAGCAGATCGGATTCGACGTTGTGCAGATGCTCTATAAGAGAAGGGGGATTATCTAATCACAAATCAAGTCACTAGGCACCCCTTCTTTATGACCCCTGGGATTTTATCTCGGGGGTCTTTCATATCACATCGATATAAAGTTGATAGCCCACCACCTTGCGTGTAAAGGTAGTGGGCTATCAATTTTGGCACTTCAGATTAAGCGACGGATGAGCGGGATCCATATCCTCCTAGCCTTCCAGAGAGCAAAAGTAGCGACCACTGAAACAAGTACCCAGAAGCCTGCTATCTGTTTCTTCTGCCATGGTGTAAGAGGCTTCTCTACCATCCTAGGCTCTACCTTTCGGACATCTCGATCTCGGTAAACTATACTATCTCGATAAATAATAGGGGTCTCCGTCTCCATCTGACGTGGTCCCGCCTTAGTCTCTAAGCTGTGCTGTAGCGTACCATCTGCGTAGACGTGTGCTGTGCTCACAGCCCAGTCGTTCTCGAGGCGACTAGTGCTATCCTTGACCTTGGCTGTTGCTACTTGGTAGGGAACGTGTAGGCGCACAGTGTCGTGCTTGTAGATCGTACGCTCTACCACCTTGGTGGAGACGCTATCACGTCTCACCTCACTCTGGCTGGGAGGAGCTTTCTGCCGTGCCCCGCAACCAATCAAGATGAGCATTAAGACGAGTAGGACGCCAGCAAGTACACACCACCTCATTATCTCTTCTCTCTTAGCTTTCATATCCTTGATGTTTTATTTCCTTACGGAAAGGGTAGGCTACTTGCCTACCCCGTCTAGCTTCTCCCGCACCTTGTCCACGAAGTCTGCGCCGCTCCCTCCAGCTCCACCCTCACTCGGGGGAATGGGCTTAGGGTCTGGCTCCTTCGGAGACTCCTTGGGCGGTAACCCGTAGAACTCGGGATGCCACTCTCTATCTAGGGCGTAGGCCTCGGCCTCGTCCATGATCTCATACAGATGTGCGTCTTCCTTCGGCGTGCGCACTAGTCGCCCGATAGTCTTGCGCACACGGCTAACTACCATCTTCCCCTCGGGGGCTTTGATTCTTACTGACTTTCCCATAACGATAAGATTAAAAACGTTAAACTATCTGTAGTTTAGACTCCATCCCTTTGCGCTAGCTATCTCTCCGAGCTTGACCATCTCATCCTCGTGGTCGTCTACTAGCTTCTGAGGAAGGTAGATGGTCTTCCCTGTTACCGTGAGAGCCTCGTTGATGAGGTAGCGAGCACTCTCGAGGGAAAGATTGGGTGGCTCGAAGAACACAAGATCTCTAGAGATACCCTTTATCCTAATTTCTCTAAGATTGATACATCCCGATATGATGTTTGAGACATTAGCCCCATCAGACAAGGGTATAACACCGTTGACTTCTTCCAAATTAGAGCACCCACTAAACATGTGTTGGGCGTCTGAAATAAGGCCTCCACTGAAGGAGAGGGTCACCCGTGTAAGACTGGGGCATTGATGAAACAGGGCAAAGGCATTGGACACTCTGGGAGCATCCCCGAGTGAGACTGTCTTTAGAGAGGAGCACTGTGAGAAGGCAAGGTAAAGCGTGGTGACCCGAGGCATTGCCCCAATCTCTACAGCTTCCAATGCAGTAGCCGTTTGTGCTATCTGTTTGGCGCTGGTTAGATTGGGCATATCTGGAAGCACGAGCTTTTTGATCTTTTTGCTCTCATTGATGAAACTCTCCATATTCACTACTCGCTCAAGACCCTCTATTGGGGGTATCTGAATGAGGTTGGGACATCTCCCTAGGAACCACGTTAGGTTGGGGTTGGAATACCCGTCATCAATCCTTAGTGGTGGTAGAGCTTCGTCTATCCACTGGTAGAACTGCATTGACTTGAAGATCCTGAGGGGAGCCGCCCGATTCAGCCCTCTGATCTTTTCTGGGAAGCTGGAAAAACCATCGTCTTCTCCCACTTCTGCACCAGACTCTACCAGAGCCTTCTTTATCTCATCCTTGTCACGTGCAAGTGCTAACAGTTCATCTGCTACAGCTTTTGGCGTATTCATCGCTTTGTACCTCTTAGTTTCTTCAATGTTTCCAGCATGATGAGCCAACCATTGCTTGCCCACTCTTCCTCTGTCATTTTCGGTTCATCCTTTGTTGTGTCTAAGTAGCTTTGGTAGGCACTTCTTCCAGCCACCCCCCTCGTAAGATCTAGGTACTGAGTTATGGTACTACACAAACCTTCTCTCAATGCCCATTCATAGGCGCTCAGTCCGGGGTCACCTTTATCACCCTGTATCATACCTTGCACTACTAGGTGTAACTCTTCAGCCATTAGCCTTGTGGCCTCGCTTGGGGCTACAGCACGACATAGATCCCTGGAGAGTACGATTAGACGTTTACCGTCATCGTAGCGAGGGTTCATCTCATTATAGGAGACATCCAGTCGATACACACCGCTTCCTAGTACATTGGTGAGCTCCCCCGATATCTCTACGAGTAGCTGGCCTCCTTGCACGGTCACAGCCGTTGGCTTTGCCATACACCCACACTCTGTGTTGTAGATTATGATAGATAGGTCTATCATCTCTTCGGGTCTGACAAGCACATCGCTCTCCTCTGGATGATCTAGGGTTGGATCTTTCTCTCGTCGATATACAACCACGGGGAAAAGGTGGTCTCCCCCTATTGCTATTCTAGGCAATACTTTCTTGTTCATAGCTTGCTCCTCACTTTTTACTCTTATATCCGTATCCATTGTAGTCTAACACTTGTCCTCGGGGAGCTCGGTCAGTGGGTGCAATTGAGACATGCACCCACTGACCTCGTCGAGGATGCTCCCAGATGAGCTGGTCAAATCCTCCTAGGTTTTGAATTACCTGGAAGAGTCGGGGGAGATCCTCCGTGACAAGGTCTGCGGCTAGACCATAGAGGTGCTGGCTGTCTGGAACGCCACCGACAGCTTTATTGAGACGAGGGCTCCGGTAGCCGCTAGACACTCGGATTGGAGCACCATAAGCCTCACGGATCTCGTCAAGGTAGACCATAAGACGGTGAAGATTGTCGAGAGCTACGGGGGTAGGGGTGTTAGACCAGCCACGATTTGTAGCGGTCGAGCTGTATGTAAGCTCGGAGAGGGTGAAGTACTTAGCCATTGGACTGGGGTTGGGAGTCATCTGGGGTCTGATTTTTGGAGCGGATAAGACGGGAAAGTTGTTGGATATCCTCTTCAGATAAACCTTTAGTCTTCGCCCGTAATATGAGGTGGAGAGCGCTCTCTAAAACTTCGAGTCCACCTTGAACTTTTTCAGCTAGAATAACTTCGTCCCCGTCAGGGCGGGATGGGTCATTCACGGAGCGATTTTCATAAACGCTACGGAGTTCAATAATGAGGACGAGGATGGTACCGAGGGCGCAGAAGTAAGGGAGCTCTGGCATACTGAAACGAGTCCAGAAATCCACGATGTAGAGAGCAACATCCATCATGGAAAGCAGAAGCAGGCAGGAGAGGTAGCTATTAACCTTGCTGACAGTCGCCCTCAGAGCCTTACTAGTACGTGCAACTCCGAGACGCTTCGCCTTGTGCCAGCCACTAGAGAGGTCTATGAGCACCGCTATGAGCACTATTCCATGTAGAGCGACAAAGAGGAGGCTATCTCGGATGAGATCGGCTGTGGAGACTAGTGTGGTGAGTGTTGGGAACATAGAGATAGGGGATGAAATGATGAATAGATAGACGTTATCGAGTCTTATGTCGGGAGGCTACAGTGGAGAGCTGGAGAATGTCTCGGGCGCGAATGCGCCCTTCGACTTCTACTCTCAAGGCACTAGTACTAGTGAGATGGTTCGCCAACCGCCCCTGCTGGGCTTTATTAAGGATGAGTTCTCCTGGATTGACGCGTGCTAGTACGCGGTCACCAGAACCATCACCACCTGGGACAATCCCTCCACTGGCAAACTTGGGCACCTTGTTGGCTGAAGAGGCGATAGTAGCGATTAGGGCACCGATCATAGCACCTGCAATAGCGACACCAACAAAGGGGAGGGCAGCATGCGCTTTTGCGACCTTAGCTGCAGCTCCGATGGTGTCAGCCTTGGTCTCTATAGTGGTGGCAGCGGTGCGTGTGGCGGATAGTCCTACTTCGGTGGCAGTACTGGTAGCCTCAGCTGTCGTAACAGCTGTCGTCTGGGCGATCTTTTGGGCGGTGAGAGCCTGCTCTACGGCAGCAGCAGTTTCACGAGCTTTAGTGAGCTCCTGGACCATAGAGACGAGGCTAAGGATCGTATCGATACCTTGGCTGGCGGAGTCGAAGACTGCAAAGAAGCGCTCCCAAGCACTGGCACTCTCGTCGGGTTCGAAGGCTTTCTTTAGGCCGTCAAAGGCGCTCTTTAGGTTGCGGGCGCTTTGAGCGACGGTCTTGATCCCAGAGAGGGTCTTGTCAGCGATGGCCTTCTGATACTTCTTGAGATCCTCGGAGAGCTCTGCTAGCTTTACAGCCTGGCCAAGTGTCTTGGCTTCGGCTTGTGCCTTCTGCAAGGCTTCTCCAACCTCTAGTCCAGCCTTCTGGGCTTTCTCTAGCTGGCCGATATACTCATCAAGGAGCTCTTTCTCATCCTTTCGCTTGTCAAGTTCTGTCTTCTTGTAGTCAAGCGTCGTATCACGGCTCTTGCGTGAGGGTAAAAGGCTAGGGGTAAGCTTTTGAAGATCTCTCTGCAATTCTTCTGATAGCTGGCTCTTGCGGATCTCCTCACCTGAGGTGGAGGTCTCGGTGGAGACGATCTTTCGACGGGTGGATGCGATGAGTTCAGCGAGAGCCTTATGGTACTCCTTCTCTGACAAGACGCCTTCGGTACGCTCCAGAGTGAGGATTTTTGTCTGATGGGTGTACTCACGCTGTAGGGAGGCGATAGCAGACACTTCGGTTATCTCGGAGAGCCTGGCTTGGACATAGGCATCGGAGGCATCAAGCTCACGGCCTGAGGCGATGAGGGCAGAAAGTTCTGCCTTGGCTCGGTCTGCACGGGCGTTTCGAAGGTCGTCTTCGCTAGCAATACCGGCGGATACCTTAGCGGAGAGAGCTCGGAGCTCGGTAGCGCTCCTTTGCTTCTCTTCTATGAGATCTCGGTCGGTAAGAAGGAGCCCTTGGAGCCTCTTGTATTGCTCGTCCTCCAAGGATCGAGCACCTAGGAGAGATGCCAAGCGTTCAGTGTGAGTCTGGGCAACCTTATCTAGGGCAAGTCGATAGTCGTCGGTACTCTTGTAGAGCTGTGCTGTACGCTTGTTCTCGACCTCCTGTAAGTCTTTCGCAGCAGCCTCTCGGGCTCGTTCGAGATCAGACTTCTTACCCTTCTTATCCTCCTCACCACTACCAGCAGTAGATCCTTGACCTTGAAATCTTCCACCTATCTCCTTGACAGCAGCATTTGCTTCCCCCTCGACGTGCAGGCGCTTGACCTGAAGCTCTTGGATCTTTGCTTCTGCATCTTGGCCGATGAAAGCACGCGTTCCTGCATCCTTGAGATCCGAAAAGGTATTGCCTTTATTGGCAGCGCTATAGTAGAAGGACTGCTCGGCCTTCGTTGCCCAACTCCCCCGGAGGCTATGATGGATAGTATTCAGAAGAGCTGCTCTATCCTTGGCTGGATCCCAGCTAGATCCGACGCGAGCATAGGTCTCGCGCATCCATGCAGTCATCTCCTCTTTTGTGGCTGTAGCATAACGGGCAATGACACCACGGACAGCACTCTGCTGATCGGCACTGAGCGTCTTTCCACCACGCTCTAGGTGATATTCATAGAGCTCTTGTTGTGGCTTACGGCTATCCTTACTAGTCTCACTATAGAAGTCGATCTGCCGGTCGATATCCTTAAGTTGTACGATCTTGTCTACTATAGATCGAATCTGGTCGTACTTACCAGCAATGCGGTCCAGACTACCCTCCTGAAGGCCTAGACTCCTCTCTAACTGGTGCTGTACGGTCTTCTGCTCTTCGAGCTTGCCATGTAGGCTCTTGTATAGATCGAAAAGTCGAAGAATCTGGATAGCCTCATCACCCCGAGTGGAGGTTAAGGCCTTCTGCTTTGCCAGATATTGGTCTTGAAGTCCATTGATCTCCTTCTGCTTGTTGTACCAATCGACCATAGCAGTGACAACGGCTGTGATAGCACCGATAATCGCCATGGGTACAAGGGTAGAGAGGAGGCTACGAACCGTAGCTACAGCCGAAGCCCAAAGAACACGGAAGGTAGTCGTGGTACGTGTCCAAAGAGAAACGGTGGAAACAGCGGCCTGCTCTTGGCTCGCCACAATGCTGGCAGACTGACGTTGGAAAGAAAGCTGACCAGCGAACTGTGTAGCTCGCTGGGCATTCCCCACGCCCGACATGCTACCAGCGGACGTCGGGACGGATGTAGCTCGAGCAGCTAGGGCTGCACGCTCTCGATCAAGGGTTGCTTGTAGGGAGGCGAGACGCTTCTGCCTCTGCTCTTCATTCTTGCTGTGGGCTTCGGCTAGGAGCTCACGACGTCTGTACTGGGCTTCGTTGAGAGCCTGCCCGCTGATAGCGATTTTCTTCTGCAGCTCGTCAGCCTTGAAAGCGTATCGGATCTCGGCTTGCTCACGGATTGCTGTATTCCGGGCGTGAAGTCGAGAGGCTTCAGCTAAAACCTTATCATAGGCTATTTTGGCCTCAGAGATCGTCTTTGCATCACCACCAGTGTAGGCAGTGGCAAGAGTTTGCTTAGCAACAGCTAGACGCTTTGCCACCTCTAGCTCGGAGGCTTCCAGTCCACGCAAGTAAGACTGGTGCAGAGCTGTGAGTTGTCGGTACTCAGCCTGTGCCTTATTAAGGTTTGTCACGGCGGAAGAAAATCCCTTTTCGCCAGACGCTTGTGCCTTAACTATGCGGTTCGCCTCGGACTTCGTGGGAGCAGCAGCCTTCTCTAGTGCTGCTTCAGCACGTGCGACCTTCTCCTGGGCAGAACGGAGGGCCTTCTCGGCATCAGACTTTGCTTTTTGGGCAATGCTCTTGGCTCTAGCGTCATCGGCGATGGCTTGTGCTTGGCTAGCACGAATAGTAGCACCAGCCTCACTCCAGGCATTGGAGAACTTCCCCCAAAGCTTGCCTGCGAGCAAGGCACCCGCCCAGATGTAGAAGTTAGATAGATGTGTACGAAGATATTCAAGAAGCCCTCTTATAATATCTACGGCTCGTTTGAAGTGATCACCAATCCTCAGGGCATCAGCCAGATCGGAAAAGGCATTCTTCAAGCGCCCAAGGCTAGCCTCGAGGTTATCTGTCGAGGTCTCACCGCTTAGCTTAGCCAGCTCATCGGAGAACTTACCCATAATATCGGAGCTCCGGAGCTTACCTTCCTTCAAAAGCTTGTCGAGCTGTCCAATCGAGACACCTGCAGCATTTGCCATGGCCTGCATTGCGACAGGGATGCGTTCGCCCAGCTGTTGGCGTAGCTCCTCGCTGGAAATCTTTCCCTTCCCCATCATCTGTGTAATGGCAGCCATTGTAAGGGTTGCTTCCCCTCCTGATATGCCAAAGGATGTCATCGCTTTGGAGATATTAGCGAAGATACGCTCCTGTTCAGCTACAGCAACACCTGCAGGTGTAGCGGCTGCCTTGAATTTAGCAAAGGCCTCAGTGAGACCGATAAGATCGGTACCGTACTTATTTGATAGCTCAGAGACAAAGCGAAGACTCTGCCCGTATTCACGAGCATCAGCACTAACATTACGAAGAGTAGTCCGAGCACGGCCTGCTTCACGAGCCGTGGAAACAAGCGATGAGAGGAGCCCTGAGAGCGATGAGATACCAGCGCCAAGAGCTCCAGCCATTGCTATGGCTTGGAACTGGATGCCCCGCAGGGCATTCTTAGCGCCTTCGGCCTGCTGGCGGAACTTGTCCGCTAGAAGCTCTAGACGAACGGAGAAGGAGAGATTGTTGGCCATTGCTGTAGTGCAGAGCTATTCTCTTATGAGTAGATGAGATGAGGGTATGCTGATCTATGGGGTATAGGTAGCTCCTCGGAGGATGTCAAGTACGGCGGAGCGTTCTGCAGAGCGCTCTGCCTCGTCCCAGGGGAAAGGGAGAATCTTCTCGGGACTTTCGGCTGCATCTTGAGCGAGATGTGGGAGCATAGAAAGCCAAGTGAAGAGACGAGTATACTCTAATCCTTCCCGCTTATGCCCCTCGAGAGCTTGGAGCAAGGCTGGGAGCTCCCAGAGTTCGAGCCGATCCATTACGTAGTCTGGGCTAATCCCCCCTTCAATGATGAGCTGAGTAGCTATTTCGGTGAAAGTGGGAGCGTCATCGGGACTCTCCAAGAGCTCAGCCTCTTCGCTGGATCCTCCTATAATGGAAAATTCGCCTAACTCTTCGAGAGCTTTACCTAATGCTGTATAGTAAGTCTCCGATACATCGGGACTCTTGAGTACATTCTTCCAGACATCGAAAGGTAGACGACTACCTTCTGGGGTGGCATCTCGTTGCAGGGTGTAGATGAGGAGCTCGATATCGTCTGGATCCTGTAGATCTAGAGATGCAAAACTCCGTGCGGAAAGCCTCTCAAAGAGGAGAACCGCACGGAGCGTTACGCGAAGGCGAAGGACATCCATTATTCGAGGGTAATGCCAGCTTCGGTAAGAGCTTCGGCGCTGCCTACTTCCTTACCTGATCCAGTCAGGAGAGGTCCCGAGCCATTAAGCGTACAAGATAGAGTCTCGTACTCACCATTCTGACTGCTCCTGGAGAGATCGCTGACGGTGACACGTCCCTTACGTAGGACATCACCCTTGGTGGCAGTACGTTCGCCATTGTTGTCAGCTACAGTGACCCGAGCTAACTCGAATGTAACAGCCTTACCGCTAGCAGCGATATGCTCCAGAGCGTCGTAGGACATGTGTCCCTTGGTCGTTGAGAGGAGGGCTTCTACAGAGAGTGACCATTCGTTCTTGCCTCCCATCTTGTCGTCGAACTTGCCCGAGAGCTTGCTGGCAACGTCAATCTGGCTAGGAGAGAACTTGAAGTCATCTTTCTTAGCATAGGCAAATAGGAGCCCGTTGAGGAAGACCATCGTCAGTTCGCCCTTGATGAGGTCTTTGTTCTTATCGAACTTCTGGGGTGTTGCTGGAGAGGGCATAATGTTGGGTTAGGGGTTAGAGAATTAGGAAATAGCGAAAGTGAGGGACTGGACTATCTTGCCGTCCAGGAAGTACTCTTCGCTGGTGTCAAGAGTGGCGGAGGTAGAACTGGACCCGAAGATTTTGCCAATATCGTCGTTACGTCCTCCGTCAAGAACAGCATCAACGAACTCTGAAAGCTGAAGACTTCGGTCGTAGTCGTCCGAGACACAGAGAACAGTAACAGTGGTGATGCTGTGAGCATCACCCGTCTTGTCATACTCACGCCCATAGGCTGTTCGGGTGACGGTGATGAAGTCGCCTTCCGTACCCTCTGGAGCTATGAGAGGGAATATCTTCTCTCCGACAAGGCCTCGAAGATCTTCGGAGGAAAGGAGCTGAGTGCGTACCCACTGAGCGGATCGCCACTTACGATTAGAATCGACGTACATACCTTAGATACTTGATAGAGTACGGAATATACCCTGTAGAAGGAGGGACTGAGCTCTATATCTCTGGCGCTGCTTTGCCCCCGTCCAGAAGAATGTCGGAGTAACATGCCCCCGATACTTTCCTGCCCGAGTGTAGCGATCGGTGGTGCCCTGATCAATGAGATGAGCATGGTTAGCAGCCTTGCTCTTGCTATAAGGCATACGTCCATCCACGTAGTAGAAGCCCACGGAAAGGCTGATGCGTCCCCCTCTACTCCTCCGGGGCATGCGCCTACGAAGCCCTCGAATTAGGTTGCCTCGTGGTCCATGCCCGTTTCGACTAGGAGGGCGATATAAGGCCGGGAGTGTCAAGCGGACGTCCTGCTGGTAGAGCTCTGCAGCCCGAAAGAAGGGCTCACGAAGCCTCTCAGGGCTTGGAGCGGACTTGAGTCGCTCTAGGAAGCCCTTCACCTCGGATAGACCGGTGATGCTGACTATTTCAGGCATTACTCGTCTACGTATCGGGAGGTAACCTCAACTGTACGGTCTGGTAGCGGTTTGAGGAGGACTATGCTGTAAATGTCGCCACGCCAACGGAGCCATCGACAAGCGGTGAGGCGCCTGTCGTCTCGTACTACAAAGACAAGCGAGCTAGGGTCTACGACTTCCTGGGCCTGCAAGCCATCCTTATTGAAGGTTGGACGCAATGTCTTAAGGAAGGCTCGGGTGTGAAAGGCCTCCTGTCGTTCGTCGCGTACAGCTCCAGATGGACTCTGAATACGTACGGAGCTAAAGAAGGTAATGCGGTGGGTAAAGGCTCCTGCGTTCATCGCTCTATCCTGTAGGGACTGATGAGAGCTGGAATGGTAAAGGGGAGCTCCGTCATGCGTCCAGACCGATAACCCTCCCTATCAGCATAGAGACGAGCAACTATCATCCTCAGAGCATGTCGAAGAGCAGGGGGAAGAGTTCCATCGGATTCCTCAACTGCATAGAGCGGTCGATGGAGGAGGTTCGAGAGGAAATCTTCAGCTACATCAAGGAGCTCGACGATAAAGTCATCATCCTCATCGTGGTCTACGTTGAGGTGCTTCTTAGCTTCGGGGAGGGTTAGGTACTGTGGCATAAGAGTGCACTACTTACGCTTGAGGGCGGCGAATGCCTCTGGGCGGAGCACTGTGAGGGAGTAATCACCGTTGAGGGTGAAGTCGATCTTATCAGACACTCCGTTGTACTGAGCATAGAAGCGATCACCATCTCCGTGGTGAGCAAGCACCGCATAGGACAATACCCCAAAGAGGATAGCATCCTCTGGAATGTAAGTAGTAGAGATTACGGGGTAACCGTTCATGTGCCCGTCTTCGAGCATCATCTGGGGGTTCCCCTTCTCTATGGGAGACGATTTCAGTAGGCAGTAGGTCTTGGGGTGGACGAAGTAAGCAGCACTGCTATCCATCTTGACATTCTTACCTAGCACCTCGGCCTCAAGGGCAACGACCTCCTTGATCGTAGGGGCGACCGAGGCAGACCACCCTGATGTAAGAGGAGTTGCATAGGGTGCAGCGAGTACGGAGCCGATACCATTGTTGGGGGAGCTTGGGGCGGTCTTAGCAAAGAGCGCCGTGTTAAGAGCATCCCCTACGGCCTGTGCTAGGCGCTCAATGGTAATCGAGCGGAGATTGAGATTCGTCGCCCCTAGTGCCTGCATGGTGACAGGGACATATACGCCGACACGCTCAGATTTGGCGCTCACCTTTTCGAGGCTGATAGCCTGGTCACTAAGAGCGACATTCTCTCCTGCGATGGACGCCTTGACTCCTGCCAAGACAGGCCAGACTGGTTGTCCATGGACACCTGTCTGGATCTTCAGCCCCACTTTGGTGTGGATGAGCTCTGCCTCGAGTGGCTGCAAGATTTCTTGGATGACAGTCGGGCGAGCCGCCTCAACTTGAGGGGTGAGTGTGGTAGCACGTGTTTCCACATCGTATGCTTGGTGGGTGCTATAAGCACGACGGCCAGCCTCGAGGAAGGCTTGGTTAGCCTCTGCACTACCAGTGCCTTGTGTCGCTTGGAGAGCCTTCTGCGCTAGGGCATTGATACTTCGCTCTTCGAGGTCAGCAGTGAGCTGAATGAGCTCCCGCTCTTCTTCCTCAGTGAGCTTACCTGCTCTGCGGACTTCTTGTAGTTCTTTGAAGCGAGCGTGCGACTTTTGGAGCTCTTCTTGTTCTTTTGTCATAGGGAGGGGGGGATAAATTAGAGGGAAATGAGATTGGCACGCTTCAGTGCGTACTCTTCGAGGGGAGACTTCGAGCGTGGCTCTTTCTTTGGATCCTCGGAGGGCGGAAAGTCGGGGAGACTTCGAGCGTTGGCTGTGCTCTGTGGGTAGGCAGGTTGGCTGACTACGGAGACATCACCAAGAAAGGAGAAATGGTCGATATGGCGGATCCATGATCCATCACTTCTCTGTTCCCAGCGGGTGTCGCCCTTACCGACACCGAAAAGGAAGCTAGAAGCACGGAGGTCCCCCCTACGTAGGAGCTCCAGAGTGTCATCTCCGAGCTGGGTCTTTGGGGCGTCGAACGAATACCGGAGACCTTCCTGGGTGATGGAAAGGGTGAGGCTACCCTCACCATGAGTACTACGGGCGAGGAGCTTGGTGCGGTCGTGCTCGTAGAGCGCGAGTACGTCAGAGGAACTAAGGAGCTCTTCTGTAACAGCACCACGGTGGACAATCTCTGTGAAGGCACGATCCTCCCACCAGTCATAGAGAACCTCGCTCTCTCTTTCATAGACAATGGCAAGACCTTCAATACAACGGCTCTCACCATCACCTAAAGCAGGGCGAGTATCTAGGCCATCAAAGCTCCGGCGCTCGTGCAGGATTTCTGCTGGGTGGTCTATTGAGGAATCTTTAGGCATACTGCTTGGGATAGTTATACACCCTTACTCTCACAGAGAGTATTTTTGTCCCCACATTAGTCCTGTGTTATTCTTCAAGAGGGATCTTCCCCTCCCCTCCACGTATCTTAGGACTGTCAATAGGGGCAATATTACAGGAGACAAAGAGGGTATCCCCACCATCTAAGGGCGCGCGACCTTCAAATCGTCTCCCTTCATTAGGCGTCATCACACCAGACTCTACCGAAGCTTTGACGTAGTCGGCACGAGTACGTAGATCGGTCGCAAAGAGGGCAGACAGGTCGAAGCGAATACGCTCTGAGGAACGCCGGGAGCGTGGCAGGAGCTTGTCGGTGAACTCTTGCTCGATCTGTCGAAGAAAAGGACGGAGTGTCTGATTGAGAAAGTTGATCTGGGAGTTCTCGGCTTCCTTATAGTTGGTGCTTTGGTCAGCAAAAACCATATAAGGGTGGACTCCGAAGAATCGGCAGATATCAAGGACAGAGTACTTGCGCACCTCTAGCAATTCTGCATCGCTGTTGCTCATACTACTCTCTATGAACTGCATGGAACCAGAAAGGCGGATGATGCGCTGACCTGCCTGGATCTCACGGTTCACCCGGGCAGTAATTCGGTCAGAAACGTCTTCGCTCAGTGCACCTATTCCTTGTAGTTCATTGCCACCGACAAGGAAGCCAGATTTCTGGTTCCCCGCGAGGAGCCCGTCATTGGTCTGGCGGTCAGCATTGGCACTGAGGCTGAGGCTAAGAGCTGCGTAGCGGATGGTAGAGACACCAGTGTAGCCACCATCGAGGCTTTTGTTCTTGAGGTGGATGATGGCATCAGCCGGGAAGTCTCCGGAGATACCGAAGACAGGATCGGAGATATGGTAACGGTTACTTAGTGGGTCATACGATACGGCTCCTTCGGATAGGAGAATGAGACTATCGATCTGTCCCGATCGATCGAATCGGGGCAGGAGGTAGGCATTACCTGAAAGGAGCAAACGTATGATTGCATTTTGAAGCAAGGTAAAGAAGTTCTGTCGCTCGTTAGCCTCCCCAGAGAAGATGAGGGAGAGTGGGCTAGTCTCGTCATGGAGGAAGACCTTTCGGTCTTTCTTCTGATGCTGGAGATCGAGGGAGGCGATAGTACCAGAGAGAATGTCCACACAGCGATAGACGGCTGCAATTGCCATAGCACTCTCGGGTGTGGAGATGGAGGAGCTGCGGCGTGGAGCGAAGTCAGCGAGGAAGCTATCCAGCGAAGATGAGCCTGAGGGACTTTGGCAGTCTTTACTGCGACGAAAGAGTGAACGGAGGGATTGAAAGAGGAACATAAGATGAGGGATTATCTGGTAAGTGGAGGGGATATAGAGCACACTCGATCTAAGCGTTCTAGGACTTATAGTGATTAAAGAGCCAGAAGCCCATAAGACAGGTGATAGCACCATCTATTTTCTCGTTGGGCGTTGCCTTGATGGGCTTACGGTTCTCGAGGCGGTCGGAGTCGATTACGGCGTTGGCAAAGCAGTAGGCAGTGATTGGATTCGGAGCAAAGGTGACCTGGTCACGGGATAGAGCAAGTTCAAAGGAGTCTACAGCGGTATTGAAGCTCCCATTTGTCTGAGGAATAGGTTCGAGATTCGCCTTACCCACCCCGGGGGTAGCGAGGAGTAAATTGGTAAACTCCAACGCCTTGTAGGGGTCATAACCAATCCTTAGGGTGGCGAAAGGCTGACTGAGGATGAGGTCCACGATCTGAGCATAGTCGATGGAGTCACCTTCGCAGAGGAGGAGGTGTCCTGCTTCTACCCATCGGCGATAAAGCTCCCGATTGACATGGCGATCGAGCTGCCCACGGGGGAAGAAGTAGTACGTCACAGCATGAAAGGGGCAGACGGTGGTCCTTCCCTCTGGCACACGACTCGGGGTGTAGATGAGGAAGGTGACGGCGGAGAAGTCGTCGCGCACAGAGAGATCCACCGCACACATAGCCCGTGATCCACGGAGAAGTTCTAGGGGTACATGGAGGAAGGCACGCTCAATGGTGGCTCGATCCAACCACATCTCTCGTTCATCTCGAGCAAAGATGTTGAGGAGCTTGTTTCGGAAGGTCTTCATCTCTCCAGCGGTAAGCTGTGCCTTCTCGTATTCAGCGGCGTAGTACTCAGGGCGTACGGTAACTCCGAGGTGGGGCTGTACCTTCGCCCAGGTATTCGGATCGCCCTCTTCATCCAAGACATCGGGCTCAAAGACATGGGCGAAGATAGCGTCATTATCCGCCTCTCCTCGAAGAATAGCCTTGTAAGCCTCTAGCATTTCGATAAAGGGGGTATCGGTCTTGTCGCTTGCGGTGGTAATCACGAAGGTAAGCGGATTTCGGCGGGCTCCCATAGAGCTTGTGAGCACACTCTTGAGAGCGTCTGATTCAGCTTGTGCGTACTCGTCAATGATTACGAGCGAAGCATTCAGCCCATCTAGGCGATCGGCAGCACTGGCAAGACATCGAGAGATCGACATCTTTCCTGGCATGCGATTGAATACCTGCTCGCGGTTGATCTTGAAGCGACGAAGCGTGGGATCGAGAGCCCGGAGGATCTTACTAATCACGCCAAAGCAGACTTGCGATTGTTGATAGCTGTTCGACCCAACGTAACTCTCTGCATTGGCATCTCCGTAGAGGAGATCGTAGACGGCGAGCGTGGCAATGCTAGTCGTCTTACTGAACTTACGAGGAACGAAAAGTAGAACTTCGCGTACCAACCTCCGATCAGGGTCATCAGGATGGTAGAACCAGAAGATATTCGTGAATTGGAAGACCTGCACCGGCGTCAGAGGGAAAAAGACCATCCCCTCGGCACTTGGGAGCCGAATATGCTCGTAAAAAGTTATAAAGTGGCGTACCTTATCGTCTCGAAGGGTATAGCGCACGACCTTTCGGAGAAAGCTCTCCACAGCGAAGAGCTCGTACATATTATGCAGTTCAGGGCTCTTGACGCAATCTCGAATATAGGCAGAAAGTCGCTTATCCAGCTTGTTGAAGCGAGGGTAAGGGATCTTAGCTCTTTGTAACCTTTCGACTAGCTGGGCTTTTAGCTTTTGGGCTTCGCTTGGGCTTAGTGTACTCATTGAGGGCTTCGAGGAGGATCTGATTTAGCTTATCGACTTCGTCCCCACTGGTAAACTTCGCGGTGGCGACCGTCATATTGAGAGCTGTGAGCTTGGCACGTACTTCCTTGCTAGTTTCGATAAACATCGGCCAGGCAGGGTTCCCCTTCTTTCGTGGATCACCCTCTCGACTTAGCTCCTCCACGGTAACACCTTCTTGCATGAGGCACTGATAAGCCATGTCACGTACCTGTAGCGCCATTGCTAGATCGTTTAATAGAGGCTCGAAAGCAGCAGAGTAGGATCCGATAGCCTCTAGGCACTCACGAAGGAAGGAAATAGTCTGATCCTTGTTCATAGCTCAGTCAAAAAGGATTAGTGAACAAGCTTGGTCCACTGAAGATATCAACCATAGTAGCCCCTTGGGGCAATCCCTGCGATTACTCCAGCTGTGTCTGCTCCCAGTTGTACTTCTGTTCCTGAAATGGCAGGGGGCTTCCCCTATATATCGAATCATACCTTTACCCCCCAAATGACTTTATCTGTCCCCACAGCACCTCACCCCACCTATTTTTAGCTCCACTTGGTTGCATTTTTTGCAACTTTGTCACCTATCCCCCCCAGCGGGTAGTTCCCCCAAAGCCCCCCCAACCTTCTGCGTACAGAAATACCCCCACGGGACCCTGAGACCTCATGCGTGAAAGAGGGAGCAGGGGGTGGTATGCAGGGGGCCTCCTTCTCCTAAAAAACACCCTCCCCCATCTGGAAGAAACAACATAAGTAACTGAAAAAGAATTAGTTAGATTTGGATGGCACGTATATTTTTCGTATCTTTGTAGTACAAAAGGGATGGGAAACAGTGACAAGCGAGCCACTTAATAACGGAACTTTTGGACGGGTACAAGGAAAGCCCTAGTATCTAAGAGAAAAGGGGCAAAGCCCAAAGGCCTCACCCCTTTAACTTAAAACTCCTAATACTTTAAGCCATGCGAACGAGCATTAGTATTAGGATTAAGTTTGGGAAGTGGATCGTGACATTCACGATATCAAAGTCTTAAACTTCTTCCTTCCCCTGCTGGCAGGCATACATTACCCCGCCTGCCATGCAGGGGCAAAGGTAGAGAAAGCAAGTCATACTAGCAAATACCTACATCACTTAATAGGTGATGGATCAGCTAGGTAATAAGAGACAAAGGAGTCCAGAGCATCCTTTGCCCGCTCCTTTGCTACTGATTTGCTAGAGGAAGCGAGTAATCGGTGTGCTTCCTGGTGACAAGTAGCACAGAGTGCGCGCAAGTTCGCAGGATCGAGCGCAAGAGCCTTCATCATCTCTGGACGTCCAGCTGCGCTCTCTATGGGTCGTATATGATGGACTTCTCTTGCAGGGGTGGTGCGATCGACAAGTAGACAATCCTCACATAGAGGATGCTGTGATAGATACATCCTCCTCAATCGACGCCATGCTCGGCTATTCATCAGACGGACATAGTCAGGGGTACGGTGACGTCTCATTCGGCCTGATGGAACTTGAGAAGAGCCCAATGCTGATAATCATCCCAATTATCGATATGATCAGGAGGGAGGCAAAGACGAAGGAGCGTCTCGTGGAATAGGTCTAGTGGTGTCATCCCGTCGGCTGTCGGTCTAGAAGTACGATGAGCAAATAACTCATAAAGACGCTGGTAGTGGCGATTAGTGAATTTCTCATACCATATCTGCACCTCAGGCCTCGGATCGGTGGGTGCTTTCTCCCCTACTCTATCTTCGATAGGCGCATTATCAATGCCAAACAAAAGGTGCACCAGCGAGGCTTCCTTACTCCCTCGTTTCGGGCGCTTACCTAGTTCGGGCGCCTCCCAATCACTTAGGGCGGTAAATGTATCTTCAATAGTATCTTCATCCATCTCCACACCCTTGCGCTCCGCTTTTTGTAGTAGACGCAACACTAAGAGAACAGATGACTTAAAAAGTTGGTAGTCGCTTCGAAATCCAAACACCTTGCGTAGACGTCTTAGCTCTCGAGCATCATCTTCAGACACCCATGCACGGATGCGACATTGAATGGAGGGTTCTTTGGTAGGCATAAAACAGAAAGTAGGATAAGACTCTCCCTCTCATTAACTGGAGAGGGAGAGTCAATATTAAAGGGTAGCTTCAATAGCTCGTCTAAGTAGACAGATAGTCGAGGTACGAAGGAGATCTGCTGGTGTAATACGCAAAAGTCGCCAGCCTAGTAGTGTTGCCTCGTTATACTTCTCGATATCCCCGAGAAAGCCGCGTGCACTTGTGTGTCGTCCTCCCGTCCAAACTCCTCCCTCGACTTCGAGAGCGATGCGTTGAATCGGGAACGCATAGTCAAAGCGCCATAGCCTTTTCGGGTGAAAGCGATACTCAGGAACGCACTCCACACCTAGCTCCTTTGCGCAAATCTGTAAGAAGATCGGAGTTCGGGGATCTGTACTAGGTGTAGAGCGAGACCGGCGAGGCTTACCTACGCCTTGACGGCGGGCGGGGTCCACGGGCGACATAACGAGGTGAAGATGTATCGTAGGTCTCTCCTCGGTATTGATACCCCTTGATAACCTCAGGGATGAGGCTATCTTGTCGTACAGAAGAGGCGGGGCGCAACAAATGATATGTGCCCCTCTCTGACATCTGTTGGATATCAATCTCACGAGATACAGCCAGCCAGTCGAGCCCCATATATCGAGCTCTAGAGATTTTAGAGCGGTAGCGGAATGTCCCCGTCAGCTCAAAGCCTCGAGCTGGAAGAGCTCCATAGAGAGCGCCAAAACACTCAGCTCGATACCCAGCTAGAGTATACTGAGTGAAGGAATCCTCAGACTTACGTTCTCGATCCTTAAGGGCTACTCCATCAGCTGTGCGTACGATGCTGGGAGATAGCTTTGGCAGGCCTGTCCCATCGGAGAGGTGAAGGGTCTCCTCCATATCCTCATCTGTACTAGGAGTGAAGCGATATCGCTCCTTTCGATCTGGTGCAAGATCTCCACCTCGACGGCCAAGAGGATCCGCCAACCAAAGAGCTGGAGCCTGCAGAGCTATTATGCTCGGGACACTCCATAAGTGCCACCCCTGGAAGTGAGTGGCAACAGATTCGCCCTGCAGCTTGTAGAACTTAGGGGACCTATAGATCCTGAGTTCTAGTCGAGTGAACGGCTTAGGAGGAAGCGGTATGTGCAGGCCTTCTCCTAGGTACTCATCCTGACCGATATTCGGATGATTCCAGCTAGGACCCCACTTTAGGCGACCCTCCTTACTCATCGAGCCATAAGAGAGATAGGGTAGACGTGTTGTATTCTCTCCATCTCCCCAATGGAGCTCCTCTTTACGCACTCCGATACCAAGAGACTGAACTGGGTCGGAGTCTCGATCACCTCGAGCGACTAAAGAGAAGTAGATCCGACAGCCCGTGATCTCATCTGTGAACTTCCGGATATGCTCCAGATTATCCCGGGCTTCTGTGAGGTATGCGTTGCGATCGTATTCCCTTCCATAAGGACCTGAGCTTGTTAATGGGATAGTAGTATGAGTCTTTTCCGTATACTCTTGGTAGAGATCCTGACCCATTGAGACCATCAACGGGAGATCTAGACGTAGCCCCATCCCCTCTGTGTCGGCGACTCTTGGAACGGAGAATGTCCAAGCTCTATCCGTCAAAGACCGTCCATTTGCATCTAGTGAAGAGTTCAGATCGTCCCGCAAAAGCTTCACGTATTCCATGTATCCATATAGCTTTGCCTCTGGGATGATCGTTGTAATCGCAAAGGAGTTTACACAGACATAGTGAAAGTCTCCTCTGTCGCGGAAGGTCAAGAGCTCTACATTCCCATTCTCATGTACAGCTCTCAGAGATCTATTCATATATACACCCGTCTCTGGAGCATACTCCCAGCTAGCCTCGTCTATTCTGAATATGCTCCACTCTCCTACCGTATGCTGCCCATTTTGGATAAAAGGAGCATCTATACGACCATGAATGCTCCATGGATTCCATACCACGGTGTATAACTCCCGGTCTTCTCCTAGAGAAAGAGCTTCTGTTTCTATCCGATCAGCCCCTCCCATTATTGAGTCGAGATTTTCAATGCCATTCGTTCGATATCGCCATGCTGGGAGCGTGAGTTTAATATCCGCTCGAGGGACTAAACGCCACTTCCCCGGATCCTCCATCTTGGGGAAAGATAATGCAGGTATGGCGTCTGACAGATGAGACTCTGTCGTTAGCGTCAGTGACCCCCGGGCGGGTAGAGCGGACAGTTCTCCATCAGCGCCTAGAGGCACTAGATCCTCAGGCACTAGATCCAAATAGGCATCTTCATTCTGCGTAGAGAAGTTATACTTCCCCTCCTCCGCACTTTGGAGTGTCGAGGGATCCGTGATGACCCAGTTTCCCTCCGCTTGCTCTATAGAGAGTGTGAAGGCTCTGAGTACACGATCTAGCGCCTCAAAGGCCGTGATTGGCTTATCTTCATCCGAAAGGAATGGGGCTGTTTCTATGAACAGCTCATTCTTCCAATCGGTGAAGTGGTCAGCGCACCATGCCATGAGTCCTTTGGCGGCATAGACCCTACCGTACGGCCGAGCATAGGAGTTGGAGCTATAGATGTACGCCCATTCGGGATCGGACAGAGCGAGTGATACTAGTGAGGCGATGAACTCTGTGAGCTCCATTCGGGGACGGAAGCCCTGGATCCGCTCATCTCCTGACCTAAGCTCTATCCGCTTTAGCCTACCGAAGTCACAAGCCTCAAAGGCTACTAGGTAGCCTGAATGCTGACTAGCGGGCTCTCGGTAGCTCTCGGGGTCTAGGGTCCCCCGCCACCAGCCTCGCTCCCATGTATCGCTAAGATAGAGTCCGAGCTCATCAGGGATCCGGAGTAGATCCTCTGTACTCGTGATCTGAACAGAGGATGGGAGACGTAGGAGCGCCACGGACACACTCCCTTCGGGAGATTGCATCAAGTGGCGGTAGTCAAAGTGGCGGCCTGCACCTGCCTGCTCCTCCTGAAGAAGGCTGAACGAGAGCCGCCCCTCCGCAATTGGGCTTAGGGCACTCTCTCGCTCTATGTTCAGCATTACAGGTGGGACACCGAGCCTCACCTCCTTGCGGTGGGGATGATGGTGCGTGTCCTCCGTGTCTGGATAGGAGATGATGAGGACCCAGCGATGCGGTTCATCGCTGCTATCCATGAAGGTTGCGACATATTGTTTGTAATCGACCTCCTTAGGTTTGGGTATAGCCATGTTGTTGTCGTTACTTATTGGGTCTGTCGGACGGCCTTTGGTATCTGGAGGGGCGGGCGTTGGCTTGGGCATCATCCCAACCTCGGCGGTACCCCCATTCCCACCCGTGGCGTCGGCCTTCCCGATATCCTTGGGAGTAGAAGTCGCTACTCTTCGAAAAAAAAATGACTGCCAGGAAGCAGAGCCACACGGCTAGCAGGACAAGGCCTGCGATTGTTAGGAAAGACATGAGTCTTGGTGTTAGAGGGTTCTAGAGTTATCCTTCCTAGTGCAGTAGAGCCAAAGGAAGATGGCGGGGCTCTGAAGACCGAGGAGGATGCAGGACATCATGTTCATCCATGAGGAATGAACGAGAGCACTGAGAGCCCATAATGCAACTCCCAGAGAGAACAGGAAGATGCAGAGGATGAGGCTGACGAATGGTAGGAATGACCAGTCTGTCGTTTTCTTGGACATAAGCGACATGTTAAAGGGTTGAGACTGCCTCCATCGCCCACCTGCACCTAGAGGGCATAGTGGGATTGCCTTTGAGTATCTATCTTATGGTGCAGGGAGCGGGAGGTCTGACTAAAAAATAATTCCACTAAATGATACGACTGTGGTCGTGGGGCTACGGATGTGTTGCATATTCTCCTCGAGGATCTGAAGGTGATTGGGCGACTTATCTCTTGTGGGTATCCCTAGGGGCTGATTGTACGCTTAGTCTGAATTAGTACTTCTTGCCATGAAGATGCGGTCGGGTGGAGTTGTAGCGTATCTTCAGATCGATGTGCGTCATAAGGTCGATACCGAGGTGGTCGGAGAGTTGTTCGAGGCTCTTGATGGCGTAGAGGATACCCTTATCACGAAGAAGCCCCAACCTCCAATATCCAGAGGTATCTGCCACGATGCGCAAAAGAAGATGCGTGAGTTCCTCGTCTGGGCGTGTCGTGTCGAGAACTGCAAACACTCTATTGAGGTCGCTCTCGGTTAGGAGTTCTGTCGTGCGCTTTCTCTTGAGCAACCAGCCCAGTAGGTCAAGCAAGCGGATAACGGCGTCGGATATCTCGTCTTCCACGGAGTCCTTGACCATCCGCAGGAATGCTTGTGCGAACGCTGCTCCCTTGAGGCCTCGAAGCTCCTCGATCTGCTCGAGCGTGAGCTTTGCCCACTTCCCCAAGCGGTCGGCTTCTATAGCCTCGTGAAGCTCTCCGAACGCCAGCATCAGGTGGTGACCGATGCTATGAGGACCATCCCAAAAGCCTTTATCTTTTGCTCGTTCGTGACACTCCATGGAGTGCCTGTTAAGTGTCTCCACATTGAAAAGTCTGTTCATACTCGTTGGTGTTTAGTTACGTGTTATATCGTCTTCTTTTTATTATTCTGATGGTGACTAGTCCCTACAGGAGCGGCGCACGGCGTCGGTCTGGGGTGAGATCTTCCTCGGGAATTTCGATAAGCCCAAGGGCGCGCTTTGCCAATATGAAGTCTGGACTTTCACGTAGGAGGTACTCCTCGAGGCTCTCGCCTTCATGCATACGCCCTGCCAACTCTAGGTAGTCGGAGACAGCAAAGATGTCCGCATGTATGGCGATCCGATGCTCGTCGATACTCTCAAGTTGTACACCTGCATACATTGCACGAATCCCAGGGATAGAATACTCTAGGTCTCGCTTGAAGTCGTCTATGCCATACTCTCCGCCACGTAGGACCACTCCATAGTACGTCCTGCTTGTCGCCTTACTCCATAGGTTCTCAGCCTCCTCGGTAGGAGCGTGTTTCTTCCTCTTCATTGTTCCGATAGGCAGTTATTAACCTTGAGGTACCTAGCTATCGTACCACGATCTACACGGAGGATCTTGGCCATCTTGCGCTGGGAGATCCCTTGCTTGATAAGCTCAGAGATGAGCGTCTGCTTGGCATATAGCTTATGCTTCTCAGGTGCGGTCTTTGCCCCATGAGGTCTACCTAGCGTCACACCCTCGGCCTTCCTACGGGCTAGAGCCTCCTTTGTCCGTTGGCTGATAAGGTTACGCTCTATCTCGGCAGAGAGCCCGAAGGCAAAGGCGAGGACTTTACTCTGGATGTCGTCACCTAGGCGATAGTTATCCTTGATCGTCCAGACGCGACACTCCTTGGTCATGCAGATGTTTAGGATCTCCATAATCATAAAGAGGTTTCGCCCGAGGCGAGAGAGCTCAGAGCAGATGATGGTATCGCCCTTACCAACCTTGCGAAGTAGACGACCGAGCTCGCGCTTGTTGTAGGCCTTCGTACCGCTGATGGTCTCCTCGATCCAGTCGTCGATCTTCATGTCTTGCCTTTGACAGAAGTTAGTGATTTCGAAGCGCTGGTTCTCCACCGTCTGCTTGTCGCTACTGACCCTGATGTATCCGTAAATCATCTTTGTCGTTGGTTGGATATTACGATGTCTTTGTTTGCCCTACAGCCCTTTAGGTAGCCTCTTTGGACAAGCAACTTGGGAGACCAGAATAGAATACAGCTGTCGTTGAACCATGGCTCACTCGCTATGTCTCGGTAGATCTCCTTGCGCATAGCCTTGCTCTCGTCTTTTACCCTCTGATATAGGTCGGGGTCCTGCCCTTTGAGTGCCAAGATTATTATCGGACCCGTCCGAGGGAAGCCCTTGACAGCCTCCTCTAGTAGCATCCGATCGTCGAATACTCGGTGTTCAATGAGGGCTATCTCCTCCTCTGAGAGCGTGAATGTCTCCCGAGACTTGGTTAGCCCTCCTCTGTTTTCCTTGCCTACACGTACATGCTTCCTGCTCATTGCTTAGCCAAGATGAAAATGTGAGTGACGTAGAGTTGTCTTTCTGGGGTGACCTTTGTCGTCATAGGAGCGGTGCACGGCGCCGATCAGGGCCTGCCAGCTGCAAAATGTTGCACTCCTCCAGGAGGCGAGATAGGACACGCTCTCCATAGCGGGCTGGGTCTCCGATCTCTGAGAGGGTGAGGTTGGAGGTGATGATGCTGGTACGGCGGGTGGCGTCCTGCTTGTCGTAGCGGTAGATGAGGAGCTCTGAGAGGACATTGCAGCGTTTACCGTAGTGTGATCCCTCGACCTCCGTGCCTAGATCCTGGATGCAGAGCACTGGGGCATTCTGGCTGGAGATCGTACCAGTGGTGTTGTACTCGCTGACGTACTCCACTGCATGCCTATCAGCCCAAACGAAGGGCTTCCATACCTCTCTCTGGGAGGTAGTGTCGTAGATGAGATGTTCGGTGCAGAATGCGGTGGCAAGCTGTCGAAGGAGTCGTACTAGCATACTCTTGCCAGTGCCTGTACCTCCGAGGATGAGTAGCCCACGTGTCGGATCTCCCTGTCGCTCCCTACCCTGTAGGTCCAGTGCCTTCATCTCGCTACGTCCAGCGACCCAGAGGGCGGCGTTGGTGTAGGCGAAGAGATTATGCGCGTCCATTCTGAACTTTGGGCATTGATTTTGCCCTAAGAACATAATCGCATCTACGATGTCGCTCGCAGGTCCGTTCGAGGCTAAGCCTTCTGGATCTGTGAAGAGGCTACGCCTGCGAGCCAAGGGACGGGCATTTGTCGCCTCCATTGCAGAGAGCAGAGCCTGTAATAGTTGGTTATCCATTTCTTGATAGTAGTATTATTGCTTAGTGAGTCTTATTGGTGGTTATTGCTGGACAGAGGCCTGCTCGTAGAAGTCTTCGAGCGTCATGCTATTGAGTCTCTCTAGGAGAGCTTCTTGCTCTGGAGTGGTGGGAGGAGGGGCGACCTCCTGCCAAGCTGCATTAGTGTAGTGAGTGGCCGTCGAGGCGGAGGATGAGGATCGTGCCTTGGGCTCGTCATCATCGTAGTTGCCAGCCTCGATCTTCTCGAGATTAGCAAGCTTCGTCAGCCAAGCATACTTGAAGAGATTCTTTTTTCCACGCAGGAAGGTAGAGGCGCAGGCTCGGCGCAGAGCCTTCCCCAATCGATCCCGAAATCCTTCACCGCCCCAAGCGTCGGTCAGCTCTTTGGCTTGATAGAAGATGTTGCTGTCGTAGAGTGGTGGTGCTGGCAGGATGGGGTACTCATTGCGTACCTCCTCGTAGATGGAGAGGATAGGAGTGAGGATGCCATTATGGACGGGCACATCACCATAGCCTGTTTTCTCCTTGTCAATCAAAGATTCGGCGGGCGCATTTCTTTCCCCCTTTTCTCTTTCTTTCTTTTTGGGGGCTTTTAGCCCCCCTATATTCCCCCCACGACCTTCCTTTGTACCTTCCTCTGAACCTTCCTCTGAACCTTCCTCTACCTTACTTGTACCTTCCTTCGTACCTTCCCCTACCTTACTTGTACCTTCCTTCGTACCTTCCTTCGAACCTTCCCCTACCTTACTTGTACCTTCCTTCGTACCTTCCTCTACCTTACTTGTACCTTCCTCTGAACCTTCCTCTACCTTGGTCGCTACCTTACTTGAAGGCCTATACTTACGGCCTGCAAGAGACATACGCTGACGAGCTTCGGGAGAGATGTTGCGCTTGGCAGGCTTTTCTACCACCTCTGCCTCCTCATCTGCTTCACTCTGTTCTCTCAGGAGGACGTCATGAGTGAAGCGTCTGAGGAGACGTCGGGAGTAGAAGGTCTCTACACCCTCCTCGTCCGTCTCGATGACGAATAGAGAGAAATCACGTATCACGCTCTCTACTCGCTTGGGACTACGAGAGCCAATCATACGAGCGATGAACTTTGGATCAAGGGGTAGACCCGGTGATTCTGAATCTTCCACGGTGACCTCTGCTAGGAGCTCCAGGAGCGCCCAGAAGATACCCGTACCCTCTAGCCCATACGTAGCACGCAGGCGCTGGAGTTTGAAGTCCTTACCAGCGGTGATATCGTGGGCGAAGTAGTAGCGACACATGATAATGGGTGTTAGTTCGTTCGTTTTGTCTCCTACGGTGAAGTAGGCAGAGAGCGCAGAGAGATTAGGTAGAGCTATAGATCTATCGGGCAGGCATCGAAGATCTCTACTGGGAGGTCAAGCGCAGCTCCACAACGGAAAGCACCTGAATTCTTATCCATCCACTGGTAGTAGTTCACGGGCGCTTCCATAGTGAATACCTCCTTAGAGCTCTGTAGATATGATAGAGCACGCTCTACATAGGCAAGCTCTGTCCTATCACACGTATAGAAGTGAAGGCCGTGGCGACCTATTGCCCCGGTAGGGGTACAGCCATCTTCAGCGAAGAGCACATTGACTTTCCAGCCAGCTCTCCTAGATGCATGCCTATACCCGATAGGAGTAGCCATCATGCGCGTCTGGCGAGTCTCGACACTGAATAGCTCTACACGTCCCGTGAGCGTGACCTTGAGACGCTCCCTTGGAGATGGGAGAGGATCGCTAGGAGGGATAGTCTCCCCTGTACCAAAGAGCACAGAGAGAGGCAAGCCAAGCACCTCCCCACAAGCAAAGCGGTCGGTGGTGCGTGATGTCCAGTTCGTGAAGCTTAGTGGAGAAGAAAAGGATATCGTCTCTCTAGTCTCCTTGAGCTCAGAGAGACGCTCCGTGATATGAGCAGCCTCCTGGGTATCGCTGGTGACTAGGTTAAGCCCATAGTGCCCATCGGGACCATCATAGCGAGCACCCGACTGTGTAAGCTTGACATAGAACTTCCAGCTCCGAGCGTAGTGGAAGGAGTATCCGAGGGCATTGACTCCCTCACGCATCGGGCGCTCCTCGACACCGAAGAGACTTACATAGCCTGTCAGAGGGATAGTCTTCCGATGGATGAGGTGTGGAGACTGAGAAGGTGTGGATGTACGAGTTGGCGTTGTGTCCATTGAGTTGTATTGGCGTTAATGTTGGCCTGCCTCATCTTCATCGTATAGATCGGAGATGAGAGTGAGTAGTAGGTGTGGTGCGATCGTAGCTACTATGATCGAGATATAGCCTGATAGACTCAGGAGCTCTACCCCATAGTGCTCCATAGTCAAGAAAGCCATAAGGAGCACGAGATGATAGGCACTCAGTAGCTCCATTCTGTGTCGAGATAGGGAGGGTAGCATAGTGTGGATATTAGTTGTGACTTGTCTTCGTGTCGTGTTCATCGTGCAGACATGATCAGGGGTGATGCTGTCTCCGGCCTTGCTTGCGCTGGAGCTTCTCATACTCGGACTTCCAATGACTAGCCATAGTGAGCCCGAAGACACCGAGGCCCAGGAGCCATAGGAAGCTGAATCCGAGACTGTGATTTACCGCGTCGAGTATGACGCAGCATACCCCTAAGAGGGTGATGCTGACGAGTTGTGCTAGGTTCATTATTGTATATGTATTTAGTTGTTATCGTTGTCGTAACTTTGTGTCACTGAAACACCTAGTTACATTTGTTAGAGATATGAATATACCCAGTCAGCTTACCCCCGAGGAGCTAGATAAGACGCTTGAGTTTATCGCCAAGGGCGAGAAGGGATCTTGCCCAGTCTCTGCTGATTCCCTTATTGCCTGCTCCGCATTCCTTGCCCAGCAGGGGTTCATCAGTTCACAGGACTCCTTCATGGGAGCTATCCGGGACATCACACCTGCAGGCAGGGCGCTGATGGAGAAGGGTGGCTTTACCGCTATCGTCTCCAAGGAGCAAGCGGAGGTGAAGCGCATACGCATGATAGAGACCTTGCGTAATCCCTTGATCGTTGCCATCGTAAGTGCCTTAGTTGGTTTCCTCTCTGGGTGGTTCTTAGCCTACCTGAAGTATTCATGAGGGTCGTGCTACCTCCCCATATAGCGGAGGTACAGATTCTCTCCGATATCGAAGGTCGCCACGAAGGTCGCAGCGCAGACGACGAACCAGAAGAGGACGTAGAGTATCATAGCCCAGAGATGGCCTGCTTCCAGGCTCGGCATATACCTATACCGGAACCAGTCTATAGGAGCCTTCGCTAGCTCCTTACATTTCCTTAGCATATTCATAATAGTAGTTGCGGATTGTGTATTCGGACTACTCGTAGACACGAGCTTCGACGAGCTCCTTGCTTAGGCCTGCATCCTTGCGCTGCTGGCGGTGGAAGGCTCTCGCCTCCTCTCGTCGTTGCCATTCAGCGGGAGAGAGGTTAGCCACACTAGCATCGCCTAGACGCTGTGCACGTAGACGAAGCACGCTACGACGTGAGTAGATCCATCGCCCCGCCATTGGGTTTCGGAAGCTCGGCAGGCATACCGCCTCGAGGATAGCGGGCTCTCCCGTAGGCTCACCCGTCTCCTTATCTACTGGAGGCACACGCAGTCGGGAGAGCGTCCGCTGCTTGCACCCTAGGAGTGCCATTGCCTCCTTAGGCTTCATCCATCCCTCACTCCCATCCGCTATCTGCAGAAAGAGCGCCGAGAGGTGACGCTGCTCCCGCTCTAGGCTGTCAAGACGTTCTTCGTTCGTACGCATAGTCGTCTATCTAATATCATGGCCTGCTACCCAGCCTTAGCCACTTGGGGAGCTCGGCTAAGTGGGACACGCAGGAGAAAGAGTAGGTAGCCCGATATCATGCTCTTCTCTACGAAGTAGCGGATACGCTGCCCCTTGGGCTTCAGCTCCCGGTCTGAGTTACGGAGGATGTGCTGTCCCGAGCGTCGAGCATTGGCGAGCGTATCGTGGCGTACCGCTATCCAGCTGCCAGGGAGGATCGACCGAAAGATCGGTACCCCAGCTGCCTCCGCCCCGAGGTTGGGGACGTAGACCCCTCGAGCTAGTTCCTGAGCCTCATTCGCTAGGAATACCATAGCCTTAGCTCGAAGGCTGTGGTAGAGCTCCTCGGGATCCTCCTGAGAGGGGTAGAGGGTCGTGGGTGGAGCTCCTTGAGGTGTTGTCATCATCATTGTCTTCTTATACTTTGCTAGCTTTTGTGCCAGCTGGTTACGTGGTTTGGCGATACACTAGGGATTGGCTAACTTAGCAGGTGAATAGTGATGAATGCTAAGACCAGCAGGCGCTTCCTTTTGGTTGCCGCCCCCTTCGTGTACGCCACCCCCTTGTCGGGGGCTGTATCGTTGGTTTGCAGTACAAAGGTAAAGCAAAATACTTTACAAGCAAACATCAGAACACTATACTAGCATGAGCGCAAGTAACGAACGACTCAAAGAAGCCTTTGAATGGCTTAAGAAAGAGGGAGTTGTAAGAAATCAGGCACACTTTGGGCAGCTCATAGGCGAGAGCAGCTCTGGTAACCTGAGCAACTACCTCAGTGGAAAGAAAGCTATAGGCGAAGAGGTGATACAGCGTTTCGCTGTAAGCCTAGAGCAAAAACTACCAGCCCTCTCTGCTACCTGGCTTCGCACAGGAGAGGGAGAGATGCTACGTGGCGAGCCAAATCCCGGGGCAGGCCTGCCCGACGTAGGTCGTCGTACGGACGTTTGGGTCGGTACGGACAATCGTGTGTATTGGACAGAGGCGCTGCAGGTTGGTCACGAAGAGGATCTACAGCGAGCTCAGTCCGAGGGGGTACGCCTCATTCCCGAGTACACCGAGGCCTTCCGTGGAGGTAATCAAGGAGAGGCAGACGAGCTTCAGACGATAGACACCTATTGGGGCATCCCCAACCTCGAAGGGGAGATGATCGTTCCCATCCATGGCAACTCTATGTCCCCGAAGTTTCCTGCGGGCTGTCGTGTCGCTCTGAAGCGCTACCCGTTCAGTCCAGCCAATCCCCTAGGCATCCAATTCGGGGAGGTCTATGCAGTAGCGGTACGCCAAGGGGACGGCTACCCTCCCCTACACTTCATCAAGCGCCTGCATCGTCACCCCGACAAGGCGAAGGAGCACACCACCTACATTGCCCGTAGCATCAATCCCGACTACGACGACTTCGAGGTATCGGTCTCGGACATCTGCCATCTCTCGGCAGTCGTTGCCCGCATCGAGGTCGAGCCCCTCTTCTCCTTCTAAAGACTAAAAAAACACAGCACCAGATATAGCTACAGATTATATACAGAATGGAAAAATTAGAATTCCGGGATCAGTTGCCTGCAAGCTGCCCCCCCGATGAAGCGGTATCCACGGAAAACACCATTGTATACCGCCTCTCGTTTACCACAAGTGAAAATACAACTGAAGACTTCATCTCACACTGGAATAAATACCCCAAGCGAAGGGTATCTTTTGCCAATAACGAATGTATTGCCCATGGCCTATCTGTGTACAAGACAGAGGAGAATCTTCGTAATGCACTAACGATGCCCGCACTTAAGAAAGCTAGCGGAAAGGTTACATGCATATTGCAAATCGCCCTTAATGTCTCAGACGGACTAATCATGAACACCTGTAACGACCAGCATTATACTTGGTGGGTTAGTAGTACCTTTGTACCCGATAGATCGAAAATTACAAGAATAGACATATGAATAAGAAGGCGACCCTTTTAAAGATCTTATTCTACTATGACGTCCCACAGCTGATACTCGTGGGGGATGAGAATGAGGACATATACCTCTGCATATTATTCGATGACGAAGATATGCTCTACTCGGGAATACGCATATCCCCGGGTAGGCTTGGTAAGTTCTTGAACTCTGAAATCGACCTTAGAGATCTCTATCTACACCCCGAAGATGATAGATATGTACACGTATCTTGCGACGAAGGGGGATTCTATATTTTGGAAAGGATACAGGGGATTCCAGAGGAAGAGAAACTCCCAGAATATGGCTTTACACTCCCTCATCAATTAGAACAGGATGAACAACGTTTGCTACAGGATCTTGCTAGGTACCGTCATCCGATTGTGAAGCTCGGAGTCTCTGATGTCTACAATAACCACACCATCCCCTTAGTAGACCTTGCAGAAATTGGCACGAGATATCAAAAATTAATTACACGAACTCAGAGGAAAGTAGGCAGTCCTACAGAGGATCCGGAGACCGAACTTGTTGTCTACAGTATGGAGGCTGCATCATTCAACCTCCTAATGTATGTCAATTCTGAGTTTGAACTATTTTCTTCTCCCGTAGACTCTGCGCTAGACCTAGTTGGGCAGCTACTCTCATACGATAGCCCAGAAAGTTTTAAGAGTAAAATACAAGATATTCGAGGGCATGCTCTTAAGAGCCTGCGTGTGTTCCTTGAATATCTTGTCGAACATAACTACTCGTTGAAGTACCAATGGATGTCAAAGATGAACTCTGGGGTCAATTATCCCAAGTTTGATAGAATGAAGCTTCAAGAGGCATACAGCATCCTACAGGAGACACAAGAGTTAGAGCGAGTGTTGGTTGATATCTCGGGTCGTATAACTGCTGCATCATCAGAAAATGGAACTTGGACTATAAAGTCGTCAGGACGGAAGCCAATATCTGGGAGATGTGAAACGCCGTCTCTCCTCGATGGAGTCGTCATCAAAAAAGCTATATACGAGATAAAGTATGAGGAGATAATCACATTTGACATAGCTAGCGTTAAGGATAAGGTAGAGCGAATGCTACTAGAGATCACGCTAAAAGCAGACCAGAACTCTGAACAGAGCCAGGACGCAAAGTCTGAGATACCTACACAACTACTCCTCTAG